CGCAGGAAGAAGCTATGCCAGTAGAGCCAGAAGCTCCGCAGGAAGAAGCTCCCATAAAGAGCAAGACAGTAGCTACAAAAGCAAAGACTAAGTAGGAGGCGATGAGATGTCTTGGAGTTACTCAGGTAATCCAGCTAATAGCCAGTTAGATGAGTTGCGATTTACTATTGGCGACACATCTATATCTGACCCAATCATGCAGGATGAAGAGCTCGAGTATCTTATCACTGAATACGGTGTTAACCGCAATGTACTGCTGTATCAAGTATTTGTAAGGGCCGCAACTATATTTGCTCGTGACATAAAGCGGAGTTTAGGTCCGCAGTCTGAGGACCCTACAGAACGCTTAAAGTTCTTTCTGTCCCAAGCGGATTTTTATAAAGCTAAGATGTCTTATGCAGGTATTTCGTTGCCAGTCTACGCATATCCTAAAGCGTTCAGGAAAGGAATGCATAGTAACCCGCCATGGCCAGGAGGTGAATCTCTTGTTCAAGAGCCTTAAGTCATGGATGAATTTACCTCTAACAATTAAGCCGTGCATTGGACGGAACGGGACAGGCACGAAAAGTTTTGGTACAAGCATAACCACAGTATGCTATGCAGAAGGTGAAGTAAAGATTATTACTGATGCAGCAGGCAAAGAGGTGGTGTCTATGAAGCAGTTGTATGTAGATGGCACTCAAGCTATCAAAGAAACAGATAATGTAATCTTTGAAGGCCGCGAGACAGAAATCAGATCGATAGGCTACTTCTACAGAGACGGCATTGTAGATATTAAGGTGGTGTTTCTCTAATGCGTGCTATTGCAGAGTTTTCATTTGAAAAAAGTGAGCTAAAAGCTTTTGAAGCCGTTTGTGAAATTGCAATTCGTAATGTTGCAAGAGGCACTAAGAAGGCTACTATAGCAGCAGCACAAGAAATAATGGAGAACAGTAAAAAGCAAGTACCAAAAATGACCTTGACGCTTCTAGCAAGCGCCTTTTATAAGGTCAGCAGAAGAACGGATACAGCTGCTACAACCTGGGCGTATGAAGCGATACTTGGTTATGGCGGCAATGGTGATCCGATAAATCCTTTAACAGGACTGCCAGCTTCATCTTATATGGTAGAAGTGCATGAAGACTTAAGCGCTAGACACCCTACTGGTAAAGCTAAGTTCTTAGAAGATCCTGTACGAGAGTATGGAGAAAAGTCCTTTAAGCGCACTGTATTCAAGTATGCGCAGGAATCATTAGCAAGCATGAGTGATTAGACGAGAGGAGGATTCTTATGGCGTTGTTATTAGACCTTGCGACGTTCTTAGTAGCTAATGAACTTGCTACGGAGGATGGTGTAGATGTTTTTCGTGACTTTACGCCGGAAGAGCCCGATTCTCTTATAGCCCTCCATGAATACGCCGGTGATCCTGCGTCCTTGTACGACCCAGCAGTGCATAGATCAGTTCAAGTTTCGTGTAGAGACAAGAATGCAGATACCGCAAGGCTTAAAGCACTAGCAGTGTTTAATGCGTTAAAAGATGCTCAAGATGGAGCTGGTAAAGTAGCTTTAACTTCAACTCGTTGGGGTCAAGTATATCTACGCCAGCCACCTTTTCTACTTAGACGCGATGAAAATGCTCGTGTGTACTATGGCTTTAATGTTGGTATTACTACCACTACTGAATAGGAGGAAAATTTTATGGCTATGAGAATTGGTTGCGATCATCTTGTGTATGCTATCATGACTACGGAAGATACCGAGTCAACAGCGCCTGTATATGGCGATGTAAAGACTGCTCCTGGCGTTATGCATGTCAACATCAACCCTAATGCGTCGTTGGCAACAGCATTCTTCGATGATGGTCCTGGAGACACCGCTTCAACGCTTGGTAACATTGACGTTGAAATCCAAAAGAATACGCTTACCGCAGAGAATAAAGCGGATCTTTTGGGGCATGAGATGGATGCAAATGGTGGTATTGTTTATGCGGATGACGATTCGCCGCCGTTTGTTGCACTTGGCTTTAGGACGCTTAAGTCCAACGGCAAGTACAGGTATGTATGGTTGTACAAAGGCCGCTTTGCGGATCCTGAAGACAACAACGAAACTAAGGCAGATAGCATCAACTTCCAGTCAGACACTGTTTCTGGACAGTTTGTTAAGCTGGCGTATCCTACCGTTGTTAACGGTAAGTCCAAGCGCTCTTGGAAGTATGAAATTGACTCGGATACACCCGAAGCAAGTCAGGGCGTCATGGACGCTTGGTTTGATGATGTGGTGTTCCCGTCAAGTGCTGATGTTGTGGCGCCTCCTATCGTTGCTGCTTTTGCGCCAGGTACTGCGCTTAATTCTACCAAGGCTACGATCACTGGAGCTGCTGGAGCTGGCAATCACTTTGCCGTGAAAGTTTCTGGAACAGAGATTACTACGCCGGACGTAGGTGATCTCATTACTGGCTTGGCCGTGTATGCGTCAGCCGGTGATATCTCAGATGTTACAGCTGGTCAGTATGTAGGTCTGTATGAAGTTACTGCTACTGATACCGCTGTCAAGTTCCTTGGTCACCTCTTGATTGAGGATGACATCAAACTTACTTAATACCTACACCCGTTGAAGGAGGAAATCTTAATGTCTAATGTTGCAGATGTAAAAAGTAAGACCATTAAGATTACACTAAATGACGGCGTTGAGCGTAAAGTAAAATTTACGCTTAATGCTTTGGCTGAACTGGAAGATATGTATGGTTCTGTGCAAGCTGCTTTTGATAAGCTCGAAAAAGAAAACAGCATGAAAGCACTGAGAGCCATTCTTTGGGCAGGACTTATATGGGACAGCCCGGATCTTACAGAGATGCAAGTCGGTAATCTAATCGACATCGAGTACATGCAAAGCTTAGTCGAAACTCTTAGCGTGGCCTTCGATGACAACATGGTAGTGCCCGAGCCTTTACCCGAAGGTACCCCTGACCCAAACGTATAAATCCCGATGGTAGGGTCAATCCTTTTGAGAAAGATGACTGGGATTGGCCCTACATTTTATACATCGGGAGAGTATGGCTTCAGTATACCGATAAAGAGACAATGGGGCTTACACCAAAACAATTCAAAGCTCAGTTGGATGTACATGCTGATATCCAAAAACAGATGAATGGGGCCCAAACGGAGCAGGGTGCTAAAGCTCCGGTTAAAGGTCCAAAGGTTGGTTACATCGATCAACTTAAAGGTTGGTAAAAGGAGGAAGCATCTTGGCTAACTTTGCAAATTTAACAGCGATGCTAAATCTTAATACAACTAACTTTACTAAAGGCATTAAGCAAGCTACTAAGCGTGCTAATGCTTTTGCTGCTAACCTAAAAGGTACCATCAATACTACCGCAGCAGACACTAAGAAGGCGGGGGTTGAGTTCAAGGATGTGGCCCGTATCGTCCAAGGTATCATGATTTCAAAAGTATTCTATGGTGGCTTAAATGCTATAAGAAGTGCTACCGATGCCGTGTGGGAGTTCAGCAAACAGCTGGAGTATTCTCAGATGGTTTATTCCAATTTATTTGGAGATGCTGGGTTAGCTACAGAGTTTATTAATGTACTTAAAGACTTCTCCGCGGTTACTCCGTTTGACTTTAGTGATACGGAGGCCGCGGCGAAGCGCCTTTTGGCTTATGGTATAGAGTACAAAAACGTCATGTATGTTATGAATGGCGTTTTAGCAGCCGCCACTGTGCAAGGTACAAATGCGGTAATAGAACCTATCTCTAGGGCACTTGGTCAGATATACACCAAGGGCCGTTTGATGAATGAAGAAATGAGACAGCTTGCTGAAGCAGGAATTCCTGTCTATGAAATATTAGGAGAAAAGCTTGGCCTAACCAATGACCAGCTTCGTAACTTAGGAAGAAATGCGATACCTGCTACTACAGCTATAAACGCTTTAGTAGATGGCATCAATGAACGTTTTGGTAGTTCATTAGTAAATGCTAGCAAAACTACACAAGGTATCCTGAGTAATATAAAAGACAATGCCCTCCAATTGTTCTCTGGTATGTTTGAGCCAGTTACCGATGGCTTACACAAATCTTTGAGTGGCCTAGGAGACTTTATAGCTAAGCTTAAGGAAATCCAAGATATACACGGTATTGGCGGTGTGCTTGAGCATTTAGTGCCCCCAGAACTACTAGCAGATGTAAGACTGCTTGTAGTAAATTTAGCTAATTTATGGGATATTGTTAAATCAGGTCTTTCTAGTGCTTTTACTTACTTTAAGTATTTAATACTTGCGGTAGTTCAAGCTTTTAATTTATTGGCCCCGTCTATAAACTTTGTGCTCGGCCTCTTTGCGGCTGTAGCTAAAGTAGTTACTAACAATGCAGGTTTAATGCGTATACTGACTACCCTTATTGTAGCGGCTGGGGCTGCTTGGCTAGTCTATAAGGTCAGAGCGTTAGCTGCTATGGTTACTACTTTTGTTATAAAGAGTATAATAGCAGCTGTACATGGCTTGGTAGTGGCACTAAACTTTTTAGCTGCTCATCCCGTTTGGGCATTGCTTGCCTTGGGCGTAGGTATTCTGATAGGCTTATCTGGCGCTAGTGATAAGTTTAAGAACTCTATAAACAAATTGCAGCAAAGCTTAACAGGTTTTGGAGGTAGAAGTGCTGAAGATACCCTTTTGCCTGGTACAGAAGAACGCGCTGCAGACCTTGACAAGTTTAATGATGCTCTCGCCGGTACAAGCAGTGGTATGGATGATTTAGCAGATAGCACAGGCGCTGCGGCGAAGGCTGGCAAGGGTCTGCTTGGTTTTGACGAAGTCTTTAAGTTGGATAGCCCCGATGAAAGCGGTGCCGGAGGTATCGCGGATGGTATTGGCGATTTAATGGAAGGTCTTAGTGGTCTTGGCGGTGGTATGGACTTCGAAATACCGGACTTTACGGACTATGCAACTAACTTTGTAGATGGCTTGATAGAAGCGCTTGGCGGCAAAGAAACTATTCTGAGTGCCGGTATCGGTGGTATACTTGGCGCTGCAATAGGCGGTATTTTAGGGGGCCCTGCGGGTATTAAAATCGGCGCCGCTATAGGAGCTATTGCAGGTTGGTTTTGGCCTCAGCTTGCTGATATGCTAGGTCTTGGAGAGTACGAATCAATTTCATTGCCGATAGGCACTGGCCTAGGCGCTGCCATAGGCGCAGTCGCTGGGGGTCCGTTAGGAGCTGTAGTTGGAGGCGCTATTGGTACTCTTGTTGGTTGGATAACAGGTATGTTCATAGAGGGCTTCACTGGTAATGGTTGGGATGTGTCTGGCCTATCCCTTGGGCTTGGTACTGGTATTGGTGCAGCAATAGGCATGATTGCGTTTGGCCCTGTTGGAGCCCTTATAGGTGCAGCTGTTGGCGCGCTTGTTGGTTGGATAGTAGGTTTAGTAGTAGATAACTGGGGCAGTATTATTGCTTGGTTCAAAGATGTTGGTAAATGGTTTGCTGAGTTAGGAAAAAAGATAGGAGACTTCTTCGTTGGTCTTGGTGGAGGCATCGCGTCAGGTTGGGACAAAGTTAAAGAGTGGTTCAACGGCGTTGGAGCCTGGTTTGTAGGTATTGGTAAAGCTATTGTTGGATTCTTTACAGGTATTACTGACGGTGTAAGTGATTTCTTTGGTGGAATTGCTGCATCTCTTTCTGCTGCTTGGAAGACTGTTGAAAAGTTCTTTAGTGATCTTTGGAGCTATATTACTGCTTGGGCTTCTACCACATTTGCCCCTGTAATTAGAGTCTTCACTGACATTAAAAATGCGGTTGTTAGAGTTGTTACGGATATTGCAACAGCTGTTGTAACTGTCTTTACTAGAATAGGCCAGACACTTTGGGGTATTCTTAAGTTTATTTTTGATTTGACTGTTAAGATATTTACAGATATTTGGACTGCAGTCTCTGCTTGGGTAATAAACATATGGAACGTGGTCTCAACTTGGGTTATAAACATATGGAATACTGTATCTACATGGTTCCAGAAAGTTTGGTCCACTATAGTTGAAATAGTTACATCTATTTGGATTTCTATATCAGAATGGTTTCAGTCTATATGGGATGTAGTGGTAGAAAAGGTTACAGGTATTTGGACTACAGTGTCTGTATGGTTCCAGGCTATTTGGGATGTAGTGGTTGAAAAAGTTACAGGCGCTTGGACAGCGGTGTCTACATGGTTCCAGGCTATCTGGACTACTATTGTAGAAAAGATTTCGGGCGCTTGGATGGCAGTATCTGAATGGTTTCAAGCTATTTGGGATACAATTGTTGAAAAGATTTCTGGCGCTTGGACAGCAGTCTCTGAATGGTTTCAAGGTATTTGGGACACAATAGTTGAAAAATTGTCTGGAGCCTATGAGGCTGTTACTGGCGGGATTAAAGATATCTATGAAGCGTT